AAGCAATTAAACACCCAGGGTATGACAATTACAAGGCTATATGGCGTGTTTTATGAAAATGTGATGCAGATCACCCAAAGGCCTTACCCATAGCCGTAAATGAACCATCAGCGTTAAATGGAATCATCTCCGCGCTTACATTGCCACGCTTAATATGTATGATCACTGCGCCAGCCTGCCATTGGGCGTAGCCTTTGGTATAAGACATCTTTTTGAGGTCGCATGTATGACCACACTCAATACCCACTAAAACACGCTCTAATCGGCCATTAAAGGCTTCTGAGTGGCATGTGTAGCCCAATCTATGAGTATGCCCCGACACTACTGACCGCCCCCACCTTTTACTAAGGTTCAACGCGGTCTGACCGGCAATCTTAGATATGACCCCTTCATCACCATGACAAAGCACAAAGTTAGTTCCTGGAATGGCATAAGGCTGTTTTGCGTAGTGGATGCCTAGATCATCAAAGCCCATAAATTTTGCATACTGCAACTCAGGTAATTCCATTAACCCAGGTATCCGGGCTATGGCTTTGTATAACCGATCTGAATGATTTGATCTACTAACTACATCTGTTTTTAAATCGTACAAAATATCTTTACAAGTTTCCCTATCTTCATTAAGGGTTTGCATAAAAGATTCTGCCCGGCCTTCGCTAAATCTACTTATGGTATTAAAATCCATTTCATCACCAACATTAAGAACCAAATCAAACTTAAAAGCCTTAACCAATTTTTTTAGATTGATTACCGCTTCTGTAAATTGAAATGGCACTTGTAAATCTGACACCACTAAATACCGAGAATTAAAGGTTTTATCGCGTTTAATCATCATCCTCATCTTCTGTTGGATCAATTCGGGGAATGATCTCAGTTGGTTTATTGTTCGGATTGACCCAATCAGGTAGTGATGCACCTGGTTCTGTTATTAACCAAAATGCAACATCACTACTAAAGCCGGCCGCTTTGGCCGCCCTGTACATTTCGTTTAATGTGATGTAATGATTTTCTAATTTGTTCAACGCATCAGCCTTGCCAGGTGTACGCCGTTTGCGCTTAGTTACTTTTCGGGGTTTTTTAGTAGCCATAGTATGCCTAATTTTAGATCAAACTATTCCACGAATGGCTCGCTCAACGCCTTCTTCCAAAGTTATTTTTGGCGTGTAGTAGTCGCTCATCATGGTTGGATCGCCTACCCGGTAAGGCACGCCTGCCGGTTTATCGGTCAATATCTTAAATCTATTGGCTGATGTCTTTTCATATCCCAGGGTATTCATTGCTATTTTGGCTAATTCTAAGAATGTTGTAGGCCTGCCTGTACATAAATTAACTGTTTGATTGCAGTTACTTTTAACCATTTCTACAACTGCATCAACTACATCATCAATATGGATAAAGTCCCGGGTAGTAGTTGCCTTACCCCAAATGTTAAATGGGTTAGCGTTCATAATCGCACGCTGAATGATTGATGGGAATGGGTAATCTAAATCTTGATCCGTGCCATATCCGCTAAATGGTCTAAGCGTTAATACCTTTGTACCTTCTTCGCGTAAATAATTCATAAGCATTTCACCGGTTAGTTTTGTCCAGCCATAGGTCATATCCGGCTTACCTATTTTGTTAAAATTTATATCCTTCTCTTTTAACTTTTTCTTTTTTGCCAGGGTTTGTAAATCAACTGGGTAAGCGGCTGATGATGAGAAGTACACAACATAAGGCTGTTTAGTTCGCATAGCCCAGGTAGCAAACTCAGCATCAATGGCAAGATCAACCGCTAAAGCCAATGGTTCATTTTCAATCATCATGCGGCCACCAACTAATGCGGCTAGATGTATTACCAGGTCATATTGTTTATTCTCTAATTGAAAGAATTTACGACAATCAACACCTGCTTTTAGATCAACTAAAGTTAGATTAGCGTTAGGTAATGCACGCCTAAAGGCACGACCAACAAAGCCATGTGATCCAGTAATGAGTATGTTCATCTATATTTTCTTACTAACTCTGAATAATCCGCACTTGCTAAATATTGTTGCAGTGCCAGTAAATCTTTTTCATACCACTTAGGTTGATTAACCCTGGCATACCCTTCATCCATCTCAGCCTTGCCTGCTACTGGGTGTAGATGCTCAATAATTACATTAGGTAAATATTTTAAGTAGTTTAAATCTAAACCTAATTGCTTTACAAAGTTATCAAAGAATAGGTGTACGCAACCTGGGAATGTCATGCCCTGCAATTCAACTACTAAATCCCGGCTCATACCAAAGGCTGTTGGTAGGTTTGCGCCTTGCAATAAATCATCACCATAAACAATGCCGGTGTTAATGCCTAACGCTTGAATAAAGGCTTGATCCCAGTTTTGGGTTCTAGGTAAGTGATCATCACCCATGAAAACAAAATAATCATATAAAGGATAGTTAGAAAAATCCAAAAGATAAACCGCACCGGTATTAAGAGAGTTAGCACAACCGCCTGTTTTATTATCGGCAGGTAGTAATTGTAGATTTTTGTTTTTAGCATATTCATCCCATTTCGGATCATCATTATCAATTACAAAATACAGATCGGCTTCTGTATTAGTATCTTTAAAGGCTTTGGCCAGGCGATCCGCATTTTCAGGCCTGCCCCTACTGGGTACAACCACGCACATCTTCATGGCCATAGGGTAGGGGATAAGGCTGACTTACTTCTTAGATATAAGGATTTCGTATAGCGTGTCTAATTTTTGCTCTATGCGGACAACTCTACCTTCTAAATTGTGTCCACCATTTCCATCAGGCTTCAACTCAGATAGGTAATGTTTTGTAAGCCAACGCACGGAAGCAACTAATGAACCAATTATAGTTACGCTAGATACTGCCAGTGCCATCCAATCATTCGTACTCATTTACTATTGATGCCAAACTTATCATCTTTAGGATCAAAATAGCGTGCTAATGGTGCGACTATTGCACCGGCCAAAATTGCGTATTCAGGATTCCAATCTGCAACCAAAGCCAATACAGTTGTGATGGTTGCCGCGGCAACGCTTCGGGCGTATGACTTTAGAATTTCTTTTTTCTTCTTATCTAACTTCATTTTAATCCTAACTCTTTTATTTTTTGTTTAACTTCATTCTGATCTAACGCAATCTCAAAGTGCATATCATCTTTACGCCTTTTGTAATTGCCGCCCCAGGTCAAACCATATTTAGTTATGAGTAGGTTAATTGTATTACGCTGATCCTTATTAAATGTATTTGACTTGCCCAAAGGATGTTTAATTGCATTTAAATCTATGGCTGTACCGGATGCGTGATTACTTAAAATTTTATCTGATCCCCGGGTTTGCCTAAAGGCATAACCCCAATCATCTAGTTGGCCTTGATCTATTGGTTCAACTAACTCATGGAAATCTTTAGCAAAACTTACCAGGATTGGCGCAACGGCTTTGGCACATGCAAACCTAATCTTTGTGCCTGGCACTGTAAAAGTTTCAATGCCTAATGCTTTACGATCTTCACTAGCCGGCCATCCATTAGGGCTTGTAAGTTCTCTTATTGTGGCCATAAAAATAGTTAATTGGTAAAACTATTCCTCATCCTCTGTATCAATCGGGGTGGATTGTGCCGCTTCTAGGCTTTTAAGATATTCCTGATAATCTGAGTTGGCTGGGTCGCAAGGTATCCACCAAACAGTATCGTCTTCATTTGTCTTTTTCAGTATATCTTGATTAAAAGAATTTTTAACAATTTCATATGTAGGCATTTTATAACTCCGCACTAAAGTCTAAAGTTGTTGATGTGGCTGATGAATTTCTTAAAAATTTAGTTGAATTTCCAGCAGTAAATGTAGATGCTCCTGCTGTCAATGTTAATGCAACAGAATCAGGATTAAATGTATCCCCAGCGATTGCAGTGGTTGCAGTTACAGTATTATCAGATTTTGTTACCGCAAAACTTGCAATTGTTCCAGCAGTAAAAGAAGGTTTAGTTCTCATTGTTTGTGGCATTTGTAAAATACCCGTTGCTTGAGTTGTGCTATATGCTTGGCAATGAGCAGGAACATAACAGAAAGCATCTCCAACATCACCATTCCAACGATAAAAATACCTCTGGCAAGCGGCTAACTCGCCTTGGATAGTGCCAGTTGCAGTTTGGAAGGCTGTGGCTACTGGACTTTCTTCAACCTGTACGCCCCATATATCTACTGTTTGTGCTAAGTTGGCAGTTAATTGAACATAAAACGCAAGGAAAGAACCTGTGCCAATAGTCTTGCCTGAAATACTTGGTACTGCAACGCTGTAAGTAAATCGTTGCCAAGAAGTAGTTAGGTTAATTGTGCTTGGTGTGCCATTCACAGTACCCGAACCACCTGAACCAAAGTTTTGTGTAAGGTAAATTGAGGCTGAACCACTTGCAGCCGCTTTTGCCCACAAAGACATTGTTACTGTCTGATTTGCAAATGTTCTTACATCTTCAATTTTCTGATAAATATAACTTCCTGAACCACCAGTTTGAGAAGTAATTAGAGCACGATAAAAAAAGGATGATTCGTATCCTGATACTGGGGCAGTTCCTGGAGTAAAGGATTGACGACTAAATGTTGAGGTAGTTGTTCCATCTACATAAGCAACCCACCTATCTGCTGTATAAGTTTCTACCCCTGGAGTTGGGCTAAAAGATGTACCGCGTTGCCACACACCAAAGTCACCATTGATAATTTTATTTTTACCAGCCGCGTAATCTTCTTTGTAGCGAAGTCCTGTGGCTGTGGCACTATCCGCGACAAGTGTGTCGCCGTTATTACCAACTGCAAGGCGAGCAGGTACATCTGCGCCAGTTGCAGTTATTAAATCACCTTTAGCATCAACGATAGTGTTTTGAATAGCATTAGGATCATCTAATGATGCCCAGGCTGATCCATTGT